TATTTGCTAAGGCAAACAACTACGATGTAGATTCAGCGTTAGAACTGCTAGAGACTTACAAGTCAATACGCAACGTCAAACAACAAAAAGTAGAAGCTACTAAAGCTGCTGACGAATCGCTGAAGAAAGTCGATGATGAGAACCGAAGCAAAGCACTTAAGACTGCAGCCGTCCAACAAGGCGGTACTGGAGAGTCAACAAAACCTGTTTATCGTCGTGCAGATCTTATTCGCTTAAGAATGCAAGATCCTAGCAGATACGAAAGCATGGCAGAAGAAATTCTACAAGCTTACGCAGATGGTAGGGTTAAATAACTTTAATTTAATTTTAGGAGATTTAAAATGGCAGCAGTAACATACCCAGGTGGATCAACATCCATCGTTAACAAAACAGCAGCAGATAAGTTTATTCCAGAGATTTGGTCTGACGAAGTAATCGCTGCATATCAGAAGAACCTAGTATTGGCAAACCTCGTCAACAAAATGACGATGAAGGGCAAGAAGGGCGACACGCTCCATATTCCTAAGCCAACACGTGGTGTTGCAACAGCTAAAGCAGCTAACACTGCAGTTACCATCCAAGCTGACACCGAGACCGAAGTATTAGTCTCGATTGACCAGCACTTCGAGTACTCACGTTTCATCGAAGACATCGTCGAAGTTCAGGCTTTGGCATCCCTCCGTCGTTTCTACACAGAAGATGCTGGTTATGCTTTGGCTAAGAAAGTTGACGACCAATTGTTCCAATTAGGCAAGTCCTTTGGTAACGGTGACGCTTCTGACTGGACACACAGCACCAGCTATTACATCGACACTTCTACTGGTCTCACAGCTTACGCTGAAGATACTGTAGTTGCTGCTGACGTATTCACTGACGCTGGCTTCCGTGCCTTGATCAAGCTCATGGACGATGCTGATACTCCAATGGATGGTCGTTTCTTCGTTGTTCCTCCATCACTCCGTGCAGCTATCATGGGTATTGATCGTTACAACAGTTCTGATTTCGTTGATGGTCGTGGTGTAAACAACGGTCAGATCGGTCAGTTGTATGGTATCGACATCTATGTAACAAGCAACTGCCCAGTAATCGAAACTGACGCTAACAACAGCGTTGGTGGCGATGTTAAAGCAGCTATCTTGGCTCATCGTGATACAATGGTATTGGCTGAGCAATTGTCTGTTCGTTCACAGACTCAGTACAAACAAGAGTACTTGTCTACTCTGTATACTGCTGACACCCTCTACGGTGTTAAAGTAGTACGTCCTGAGACTGGCTTTGTATTAGCTGTTAACGGCTAATAGTAGTTCCTAAGACTCTCCAGCTTCGGCTGGGGAGTTTTCTTTAAGTGCATTCGATGAGTGTATTTAAACAAATATAGGAGATAAATTTTGGCTATTTATCGTGGTGCAGGTGGAGCAGGTGACGCTGTAGCAGACTCCTCTAGTGAAGCATTACTAATTCGTGAGTTAGTCTCTGAAGCACAAGTTGATGCAGATGCTGCTGCTTCTTCGGCTAGTGCTGCTTCGTCCTCTGCCAGTGCTGCTGCTTCCTCAGCAAGTGCTGCTTCTACTTCTGCTACTAACGCTGCTAATTCTGCAGCTTCTGTTGATGTTACTTTATTTGCACGTAAAGCAAACAATCTTTCTGATTTAACTTCAGCATCTACCGCAAGAACTAACCTTGGTTTAGGAACTCTTGCTACACAATCCGCTAGTGCTGTATCTATTACAGGTGGTTCAGTTACTGGTATTACTGATTTAACAGTATCTGACGGGGGTACAGGAGCTTCTACTTTTACTTCTAATGCTGTTTTATTAGGTAATGGCACATCCTCTTTTCAGACCGTATCACCAAGTACGAACGGAAACATACTAACATCTAATGGAACAACTTGGATAAGCCAAGCACCTGCAGCGTCTGGTGGTTTTGACGCTGGTACAAGAATGATGTTTGCTCAGACTTCCGCTCCTACTGGTTGGACAAAAGACACTACTAACTATAACAACCATGCACTTCGTGTTGTAACAGGTGCAGCAAGTACAGGTGGATCGGTAGCGTTTACTACGGCTTTTGCTTCACAGACCCCAACAATTAGCAACACCCTTTCGATTGATTCATCGGGTTTAAGTGTTGGCTCTACAACGCTGACAACTTCACAAATTCCTAGTCATACTCATACAGTACCAATTAGAAGTCCCGGGTGTTTTGCTCAAGGTGCTGCTGTTACTAGTTTTGATAATAATTCTGCTTTTCCAAATTCAGGTTCAACAGGTGGTGGCGGGTCACATAACCACTCCATTTCAGGTTCTGCTACGTTATCGGGTGGTATTACTTCTTCGGCTATTAACTTAGCGGTTCAGTATCTTGACGTGATTACAGCGACTAAAAACTAATGAAGATTGAAACAAAAGCGAATTGTCCACTTGATAACTTTAATCCATGCCGTCAATTAGACTGTGCTTGGTTCATGAAGATACAAGGTAAGAACCCACAGAACGGACAAGACATAGATGAATGGGGCTGTTCGATGGCATGGCTTCCTGTGTTAATGATTGAGAATAGTCAACAACAACGTCAAACAGGTGCAGCAGTTGAGAGTTTTCGTAATGAAATGGTTAAGTCTAATGAAGTAGGACAACGAGTTTTATTAGCAGCTTCGGGTGTTCCACAACAAGCTCAACAAATGATTTTAGAGAGTAAATAATGAAATTAACAATTATTCCAGTTGACGGTTCTGTATACAAAGACGGTTATTCTTATAGTGATTTAGACCTGTCTTCTACGCCAAGCAATGTTCATGCTTTGCAGTGGAAAGACACAGTAGGATGGATTGAGTTTAAAGATAACGACGATGGTACAAAACCACAAAATCAAACTATTACAGAACTTCCAAGCTGGGTAGACGCTTGCTTATCTAAATGGGACGAAGCCAAAGCCGTAGAAGAAGCTATTGTTTTACAAGCCGCTAACAACCAGCCACAAACCCAAGGAACTCAAACGCTTTGATAAAAGCAATTAGTCCTCGTCATCAATTTACTTATGATGGTGCACAACTAAATGTATACCATGCAGATAAAGGTGAAGGATTACCTAAACATGAACATAATTATAGCCATGCAATGATGTGTAACGCTGGGTCGTGTATAGTTAGATTAGAGAGTAAAGAACTTGTAATGACAAAAGATACTCAACCAGTAAACCTAAGCGAAAATAAATGGCACGAAATTGAAGCACTAGAAGACAACACTGTGTTTGTAAATATATTTTCTGAAAATAAATATTAAACATATCTACACTTAAAGAGTAAAATATGACTGAAGCAGAATTAAAACTCCTAAGCCACGAAGAAGTCTGTAAGGTTCGATACGAACAGATACACGCTAGACTAAAGAGACTAGAACAGATTCTCCTCGGCACTGCTGGATTCATTATTGTAACACTCCTAACCTTGGTACTTAAATGAGTATAGCACATTCCGTAGGTAAGAACTTAGTAGCTAACACTAAGACTACTATGTTTACTGTTCCTACCAGAAGCCTTGCTAAATGGAGTTTACTCTTTGCTACAAATCACAGCACATCTTCTAAATGGTTTAGTGCATGGTGGTACGACAAGAGTGCAAATACTGAAATTGAAGTATTGTTTCAATATAGTTTAACTGCTAAAACATTCATAAGAATAGATGGACAGGCTTATGTAATGTTAGACGAAGGTGATGAGATTCGAGTACAGTCAGAGACAGGTTCTACAACAACTTGTATTATCACTGTAGAAATAGAACAACGCAGTACCGTACAACAGTTTAACTAAGGAGTAGTAATGCCACTCGCTAAAGGTAAGTCACAGAAGACAATCAGTAAGAACATTTCTAAGATGGTCAAAGAAGGAAGACCACAGAAGCAAGCAGTAGCAATCGCACTACAAACAGCTAAAGTAGCTAAACCCAAAAAGAAAGGTAAGTAATATGCCAATGGTAAAAGACAAGAAATTCCCTTATACAACTAAAGGTAAGAAGCAAGCTAAGCAGTATGCTAAGAAGACTGGTGCTAAAGTAATTGCTAAGCCAATGAAGAAGATGGGAGCTATGCGTGGCTACTAAGCCTGGCTTGTATGCCAATATCGCAGCAAAGCGTCGTCGTATCGCTGCAGGATCAGGCGAGAAGATGCGTAAGGTAGGGGCTAAAGGTGCTCCTACTGCTAAAGCTTTTAAGGAAGCTGCTAAGACAGCGAAGAAGAAATGATTAAGAAGGGTAAAGAAACCTTTGCTGGGTACAATAAGCCTAAGCGTACTCCAGGACATCCTACTAAATCTCATGCTGTATTGGCTAAGTCTGGGGATACTGAGAAGCTTATTCGTTTTGGTCAACAAGGTGTAAGCGGAGCAGGTTCTTCTCCTAAGACACCAGCTCAGAAAGCTAGACAGAAGAGCTTCAAAGCTCGACATGCTGCGAATATTGCTAAAGGTAAGCTATCTGCTGCGTACTGGGCTGATAAAGTTAAGTGGTAGGGTATTGACTTTTAATCAATTTTATGGTATAATATAGAGATATGAACTACATTCAACTAGTAAATGACGTACTAATTAGGCTTCGTGAGCCTGAGGCTTCCTCGGTCTCTGATAATGCCTATGTAAAATTGATTGCTAAGTTTGTCAATGATTCTAAGAGAGTCGTAGAAGACTCCTACAACTGGAATGCCTTATCTGATACCTTATCTGCTACGACTACAGCCGATGTATTTAACTACGTTCTAGTAGGTTCAGGACAGAGATTCAGGGTTATCGATGTTATCAATGATACTCAGAATGCATTCGTAGAACTAGCCTCTACTAAATGGATGGATCAGCAGTTCTTAATGACTACCCCTCAGAAGGGATCTCCTGCGTACTATAACTTTAACGGTACTAACTCCAACGGAGATACTCAGGTAGACTTATATCCTATTCCTAATGGTGCTTATAACCTTCGTTTTAATATTATTAAACCACAAGTACCCTTAGCAGTTAACGCTGACATACTTCTAGTTCCTGAAGAACCTGTAATCTTAGGTGCTCTTGCAAGGGCACAGGCAGAACGTGGTGAGGACGGAGGAGTTCAGGCAGGGGAAACATATCAACTTATGCGTCAGAGCCTAGCAGACGCTATAGCACTCGAATCAGGACGGTATTTAGAAGAACAAGAGTGGGTCTGGAACTAATGGCTAGTCCGCTACTAACACAATCGATTGCTGCTCCTGGATTTTATGGACTTAATTCACAAGAGTCTAGTATTACCCTGTCTTCTGGTTTTGCATTAAAAGCACAGAACTGCGTTATTGATAAATTTGGTCGTGTCGGAGCAAGACGTGGATGGATTCCTGTAAATTCCTCAGTTAATACTGACTTAGGATCTAGCAATGCAGTAGAGTTTCTATTTGAAGCAGTTACTGATGGTGGTACAGATGTGCTAAGTGCTGGTAATAATAAGTTATTCGTAGGAACAACTACGATGACTACTAAGACAGTACGTAATGCAGATAACAGTGGTAATGCTACTTATACAATTACTGCTAATAACTGGCAGGGTGCTGCTCTGTCGTATGGAGATGTAAGCGACTTCCAGCCACATGTATATCTTGCACAAGCTGCTCATCCTATGCTAGTGTATCATGAGCTACCTACATCAGGTGGAGCATTTGATGCTCATAATAGCGGTACATTTGGATTTCAACGTGTAGGAGATGCTGCTGCGTTACCTTCTAATCACAGTACTTCTAGCTTTATGCCAAGCTGGGTCTTATCTGCATATGGAAGAATATGGTGTGGTGGTATCTCAGGAGACACTCAGACTGTTTACTTCAGTGATTTATTAGCTGGTACAGACTTTCAGAACGGATCTGCTGGGTATATTAACCTACAAGAAGTTCTCCCTAATGGAGATCCTGTAGTCGCTGCTGCAGCACACAATGGATATATTATATTCTTTGGTCGTAAGAATACAGCAATATATGCTAATCCACTAGATACAGGAGCGTTGACTCTTGTTGAGGTTATTTATAACGTAGGATGTATTGCTAGAGATTCAGTACAAAATCTTGCAACCGATGTATTGTTCTTATCTGACTCAGGAGTTCGTAGTCTACAGCGAGTAATCCAAGAGAAATCTATGCCGATGCGTGATATCTCTAAGAATGTTCGTGATGAATTAATGAATGCTGTAGCGTCTGAGGTAGACTTAACAAAGATTAAAAGCATATACTATGAACGTGATGCTATTTATTTATTAACACTTCCTACAACTAAGTTTGTATACTGCTTTGATACTCGTGCTTCCTTACAAGATGGTGCAATGCGGGTTACTATTTGGGATAGTATTGAACCTAAAGCATTTTTTGTTACTCAAGCAAGAGATTTATATATAGGTAAACCAGGATATATTGGTAAATATTACGGATATGCTGATGACACTTCTAGTTATCGTCTTGCTTATTATACAAACTACTTTGATTTCGATGCTTCTACAAATCTTAAAATCCTCAAGAAGATTGGTTGGGTATTAATTGGCGGTACTAATCAATCAGTAGCTATTAAATGGGGCTTTGATTATAGTGAGAGTTATCAAGCTACTACATATAGATTAGATCCTATTACAATTTATGAATATAATAATTCTACTGTAGATACTATTCCTGGTTCAACAGAATATAACATTGCAGAATACAGTTCAGGAATTGTTTTAGATCGTTTTAATATTAATGCTGGCGGTCAAGGAACAGTTATGCAGTTAGGATTAGAAGCAGACATTAATGGAAATTTAGTCTCAATTCAGAAAATAGACGTAGCAATTAAGCAAGGAAAGACTTTAGTCTAAGGACACAATATGGCAAACTATACAAAAGCAACTAATTTTACAGCTAAAGATGGCTTACCTACTGGTAACTCAGGTAAGATTGTTAAAGGTGCAGAGATTGATACAGAGTTATCAGCCATCGCCTCTGCTATCTCGTCTAAAGCAGATATAAATAGTCCTGCATTTACAGGGACACCTACAGCACCTACTGCTGCCTCAACTACAAATACAACGCAAGTAGCTACTACTGCTTTTGTTCGCACAGAGATAACGAATCTAGGCACTATTGGTACAATGGCTGCACAGAATGCTAATGCCGTGGCTATTACAGGCGGTACAATAACTGGTATTACAGATTTAACTGTGGCTGATGGAGGAACTGGTGCTTCTTCTATTACAGCTAATAGTGTTATTTTAGGTAATGGAACTTCTGCGTTATCAGGTAATTTAGTAGCTCCAGGAAGTGCTGGTAATACACTAACTTCTAATGGAACTACATGGGTGTCTTCTTCTCCTGGTGCTCCAAGTTTTACAGGAGCAAGAGGTCAGGTATTTACAAGTTCAGGAACTTTTAACATCCCAGCTGCAGTAACCTCAATTAAAGTTACAGCTACTGGTGGCGGTGGTGGAGCTGGTGGAGGCAACGGAGCTATTGCAGGAGGAGGCGGTGGCGGAGGAGGAACTTGTATTGGTTTCTTAACTGGTCTTACTGCTGGTGGTACTGTTTCTGTTACCGTAGGAGCAGCAGGAACTAGTGGAGGAGTATCTAGTAATGGCTCTGCTGGAGGCAATAGTTCAGTAAGCACAGTAGTTGGGAACGGAGGAGGTGGTGGAGGTGGTGCTGGCTCTACACCTTCTGGAGGTTCTGGAGGTTCTGGCTCTGGTGGTTTTGTTGTTACTGGCTTTAGTGGTGGCGATGGTGGCACGAGTGCTTCAGTAGCAGGAGGACTATCTTGGTTTAATGGTACAGGCACTGGTGCAGCAGGAACTGTTAGTTTTGGTGCGTCAGCGGTTAGTGGAGTTGTAATTATTGAATGGTAAAAATACCTGTAGTCCTTAGAGACGACTACACAATGTACTTAGAATTACACGATGCAGCATTGTGGTTTCATACAGATGTACATAAGTGGTCGCAGGATATAAAGAAGAAGTACTTAGAAGATTTAAACTTATTACAGTATCTAACTAATGTTCCTCTGTTAGCATTAGTAGAAGAAGAAAACACTAAGCTTGCTAAGTTTGGTAGTTTAACAGGATGGGAAGTATTAAAACCTATAGAAGTTAACGACAAGAAATACACTATATTTATTAGGAGCAAACATGGGCGGTATAGTTAGTGCAGTATTAGATCCCTTTACAGGGGCTAGTGGGGTACGAGACGCAGGATCACAAGCTGCAGCACAACAGCGACAAGCTGGCATAGATGCTGCTAATATCTCTGCATTCCGTCCTGTGGGAATGACTAGTAGGTTCGGTACGTCTCAGTTCACTCGTGAGATAGATCCTCGTACAGGTGTTCCTTATATCTCCTCAGCAGGATACACACCAGCTCCTGAGTTATCTGCTTTGCAGAATCAACTCTTTGGTAGATTTGCTCCTACGTTAGCACAAGCAGAACAAGTACAAAGTCAGTATGCTCCACTGACTGGTGCTACAGAACGCTTGTTTAACTTAGGTCAACAATACTTAGCTACCTCTCCAGAGCAAGCTGCTCAGGATTATGTTACAAGTCAACAAGCTTTACTAGCTCCTAGCAGACAAGCTCAGTTATCTAATGTTAGAAGCGGTTTGTTTGCTCGTGGTCGTGGTGGCTTAGGAGTTCAGACTGGTACAGGTGGTGCTCCTACGTCTCCTGAGTTACAAGCATATTACAATGCACTAGCTCAGCAAGACCTACAGTTAGCTGCTCAGGCACAACAAGCAGGACAACAGAGAGCACAGTTTGGTGCTGGTTTGTTTGGCACTGGTGCTGGATTATTAGGCACACAAGTACAAGGACAAGCTGGTGCTTACTCTCCACTACTTGCTCAGTTAGGGTTGTCTCAGAATATTGAGCAATTAGCTCAGCAGCCATACCAGTTAGGTTTACAACTAGGCACAGCTCAGATGCCAGGTCAAACTGCAGGTGCTCAGACAGTGTACGGTGGTGCTGTACAAGGTGCTCAGACACAATATGGTGCTAATCTACAAGCTCAGCAAATGAATAATCAGTTCCTGTCTAGTTTGATTCAGGCAGGTGCGGGTGCTTATAGTGCTCCTAGCGGAGGTACGATGCCTTTGCCAGTAAATAGATCTGGTTATAGTACAGGTAGCGGTGGCTTCACAGGCTCTGCTTTTCAGTTATAATAAGGAATAATCATGGGACAACCAGTAAATCCACTATTAAGTAATCAACAAGCACTGCTCGGAGCAGATCCTGAGCTCTATCGTCAACAGTTAATTCAACAAGAACAAGCTCGTATTAATGCATTACCTGCACAGAATCAACTAGGAGCTACTCTTGGTACATTACTAGGAAGAGGCTTAGTTAACGTAGCACAAGATCGTGGCTTCTTTGAAGTTACTAATCCTGTATTACAGAAGTTAACCAGTGTACAGAATGTTTACAATACTGCTATGCAGAACTCTGATCCTAACGATCCTTTGTCTTTCTATAGAAATCTACAGACTGGATTCGCTGAAGCTGGCTTAGGTCAGCAAGCTCTCATGGCTACTCAGGAACTACGTAGAGTACAGTCAGAAATGGATAAGGCTAAAGGCGAAGCTCTTAAACTTGAAGCTGCTCAGATTGAACTATATACTAAGAACCCTGATAAGCTTATGTCGGATATTGCTACATTTCGTAAAGAAGGAAATAACGATAAAGCCAATGAACTGTCTGGCTTACTTGGTAAGATTACTCTTAAACAAGATACTCAACAAGCTAAAGACTTGGCTGAGATTGCTTTACGTAATGCTCAGACAGACGCTCAACGTGCTAGTGCAAGGAATCAAATAGAGCAAATTGAATCTGGTAAGTATGATTGGAAGGTCATTACTAACGCTGCTCAGATACCAGTTTCAATGGCTAAGATAGATAAGAAGACAGGAGCTACAACTTACGAGCCTATTCCTCCTGAGGCACTAGGAATAACTACACCTCCAGCAGATACTTCTAAGAAAAACGAAAAGAAACCACCAAGTAATCTATCTTCATTTAAAATTCTGAGTACGCAATAATGCCAATAGTTAAAATCCAAGCCCCAGACGGCAAGGTATTAACTATGGAAGTTCCTGACGGAGCTAGTCAAGAAGATATCTTAGCTGCTGCTACAGAATTATATCAACCACAATACGGTGTAGGAGAAACTATTGCTCGTGGTTTAGAGCGTGGTGTTACTTCTACTATTCGTGGAGCAGCTCAACTCTTAGGAGGAACTCCTTCTACTATTCCTACTGAGGAACAAGACTTAATTACTCAGATGCAGGGAACTCCAACGGCTGATCAAATCTCTAGCTTAGCAACTCCTGGTAAAATCCAACAAACAGATTTACAACGTGAAGCTGAATTCAGAATGATGGCTCAGCAACGTCCTGTTGCAGCGTATGGTTCACAGATTGTAGGAAGCTTTGCAGATCCTATTAACTTACTTCCCTTAGGTGCTGCTCGTACTGCTGCTCAAGGTGCTCGTAATTTTGCTATCGCTGGCAGTGCTATGGGTGCTATTGAACCAGTCTATGGTGATGATAGCAGACTATTAAACATTGCTGGTGGTGCTGTCGTAGGAGGTGTTCTTGGTGGTACAATCGGAGCATTAATTCAAAAGTACGGTAAGCCAGCAGTAGAAGCTGCAGGTAAAGAATTAAAAGATAATCGTGCTGTACTCTTAGGAGGTTCAGGCAAGATTACTCAGGATAACGTACCACTTAGTCCTATCGCTCAAGAGATTGCTGATGTTACTGCTGCTAAGAACATTGAACTACAAGACAGTATTGTTCCTTTACTCCAGCAGTTAGAAGACTCTGAGTTAGCTACTAAGCTGACCAATGAGATTGCTGGTGGAGACTATCGTGCTCTCTTTACAGATGCTCCGTTTAGATTAACTGACATTCCTGCTTCTAGACTTACTGCTGCATTCAGTGCAGATAATCCATTACGTGAACAGAACTTAGCAGCATATCTCAAAGCTGGCTATAAAGCAGAAGATCCAGAGCAGTTACTTACTCGTATCGTATCAGCTAACAAAGGAGCTATTGCTACTGAGTTAGATACAACACCTCTTAATATTCCTGCTGACTCCGCAGTGAACTTCTTACTCAATCGTAAGGTACAAGAACTAGGTGGTCGTGATCTAATCAATGCTTATCTACCTGCACTACAGCGTGGTGTAGATATGATTAACTCTATCGATGAGTTATTCTTAAATGGTCGTGCTGCTGGTATGACTGACGCTGAGATTGCTGCAGTATTTAAGAAAGACTTCGATGAAGTTAAGCCTATTCTCTTCTCCGCTATTGGTAACGTATCTAATATTGGTCGTGCCTTAGCAGCAGCTAAAGCTCAGAAGAAAGTAATTGGTTCTACTGAGGAGATCCTTAAAGGATTAGCCAAACAAGGAGGACAAGATTTAAAAGACATTTATGCATTGAGAGACGCCATTTCTACTATTAAATCAGCTCCTGCTACAGACTTTGATAAGAATAAAGCTATTGGAAAACTTATTACAGACACAGTTAAAGAGCCAGGATGGAACGATAAGTTTGGCGAGTTTGTAGTCAACGCTTTTATCTCAGGTCTTGCGACTCCAGCAGTTAATGCATTATCTGGTATTGCTAAAATAGGTCTTGTTGGAATGGAACGTGCTATTCAATCTGTTGATCCTAGATCTCAAGTCAAGATCAAAGAATTATTACCTTCGTTTAGAGGAATGGTAGACGGTGTATTAGAATCTGCATTCTTTGCTAAAGAAGGATTCTTACGTGGTAGTCCTCTTGATGCAGCAATGCCTGAGTTTCGTGGTGCTATCGGTACACAAGCAGGTGCTACTAAGTTTGAAAAATACTTAGGAGAAGTAGTTCGTGTACCTAGTCGAGTTAGCGTAGGAACTGATGAGTTCTTTAAGGCTATCTTTAGACGTATGGAATACAATGCTCAAGCATACCGTATTGCTTCTTCTGGTAAATACGGAGATACTGAAACTGTCTATAACACACTTCGTAACATTGATACTAAAGATTTAAACTGGAGAGATAATGTACTTAAAGCTCCTGATTTAGCAACTTTACCTAATGCTACACGAGCACAGTTAATTGATGATGTCCGTGAGTTTGCTAAGAAAGCAACCTTCCAGGCTGATCTCGGTAAGTTTGGTAATAGGATCTTAGCATTCAGAGCTAACCACCCAGAATTTGCTCCTGTGATTCCGTTTATTAAAACTCCTATCAACATCATGAAGGACGCTTTATCGTATACTCCGTTATCTGTGTTTGCTAAGAATACTCCTGTGGATGTTAAAACAGCTAGGACAGCTATTGGAGTAGGAATTACAACTGCTTTAGCAATGCAAGTAGCTGAAGAAAAAGTAACTGGTTCATACCCCAAAGAAGCAGACAAACGTAATGCAATGATCGCAGCAGGTATTCCTGAGTATAGTCTAAAAATTGGAGATACTTGGTATTCTTATGCTCGTATTGAACCGTTAGCAACTGTGATGGGAACTGCTGTGGACGGTATTAATGCAGTCAATCGATATATAGCAGATCCTAAGTATGATGATAAAGCAACAGCTAAAGCAAGAACTAAACTTGTTGTAGATGTTGTTGGAGGAATAACAACTAATATTGCATCAAAGACTTTCTTAGAAGGTATTTCTGGAGTTCTTCAAGCAATGCATAATCCAGAGCGTTATGGTGGTAGTTTTATTAATAGCTTTGCTGGACTATTAGTTCCATCCTTTATAGCAGCTCCTGCACGTTCTGCTGATCCTTATGCTCGTGTTGTCACAGGCTTTGGCGAAGCAGTGCAGAACCGCATTCCTGACTTTGGTTTAGGTCTTCCTGTCCCATCTCGTCAAGAACTGCCAATACAATCTAAGTTATTCGGAGGAGCAAGAGAGAATCCATCATATGGTTTAGCAGCCTACACTGGACTACAGACATCTCCTGCTACACGCAATGCAGTACAAGAAGAAGTAGCTCGTACTAAAGTAGACTATGACTTACCTAGTAAGAATCTTCGTGGTGTAGAATTAGAAGGTGTTGATCAGGCTAGGTATCAGGCTATTTCTAGTCAGTATTCTGATTTAATCTTAAATCAAATCATTCAATCTGCTGGTTATGATAACCTTACTGATAAAGTAAAAAAAGTAGTGTTAGAAAGAGGATTAAAGACAGCTCGCAGTGCAGCTACTAGAATTATGCTAGGAGAAAAGCTTCAAGACCCAGAATTTAGAACACAGTTCATCAGAGCAAGACTTGCTAAAAAAGGATTAGAACTAGAAGAATGAGATATGTCAGATCAATTTGGATTTATCGAAGGAGCAAAGTCTGTAGTAGCTAATATGGATGCTAGCCGTCAGGTTAGTAAGTCCATCACTAAGAGTATTGTCGATGTACAGAAGGATGTTGCAGCAGTAGCACAGCAGAAAGACTTAGAGCGTAAGAGACAGATAAGAGAAGCTCAGGTCTTAAAAGAGCAGTACTTCAAGAGAGCATTGATGGAATGGCAACGTCAAGAATCCATCCGTATCGAAGAAGCTAAAGTCAAAGCTGATTTCATAAGAAAGCATGGAGTTAAACGCTGGAC